GCTGCCGGTTCCGTAGCCCTGCATCCGCGTCTGGAAGTCGCCCCGGAGCAGCGCGTTCAGGTTGAAGCGGATGAACAGGTCGCCGCCGTTGCCGACCCACTCCGGGCCGAGGAACTGCATGCCGATCGCGGCCTCGAATCGCGAGATCCAGCCCGACAGCGCGTCCTGGACGTACTCGAGCGCCAGGTGCTCGATGTTCGAGAACGTCGCCCGCTCGAGGTCGGCCATCTTGTGGGGCGGCAGGCGGAACCAGCGGGCGATCTCGTTGATCTGGTGCTTCCGGGTCTCGAGCCACTGGGCATCGTCGTTCGGCATCGAGATCTGGAGGGGCTTCAGGCCCTCTTCGAGGATCCACGGCTCCCAGGCGTTGGCGGGCCCGGTCTTCTCGGTCTTGATCTTCTTCGCCAGCCGGCCGTGCGCGGTCTCGGACAACGCCTTGTCCGTGCCGAGCATGAACGCCGCGGTCGCGCCCTTCTCGAAGAACCGGCCGCCGTGCTCCTCGGTGGCAAGGCCGAGCCCGATCGAGTCGCGGGCCATCTTGACGACGCTGTAGCCCTTGAGGCCGTCCCAGCTGAGGCCGGGCATGTGGAACACCTGCGACTGCTGCAGGTCGACGATCTGGCCCGAGGTTCGCGTATAGCGGTACCGCAGGTCGCCCGCCGAGAACGGCACGTCGACGTAGCTGCCGGTGCTCGGATCGATCTGCCGGCCGACAACGTCCTTGTCGACCCGATCGACCTCCATGCGGTCGCAGGCGAGGTTCCAGACCTGCCGGAGCTGGCCCATGCCGTCGCGGACCTGCAGCCCGTAGCCGTTGCCCCACGTCAGCGCGTGGGCCATCGTGACCTCGCGCCAGGTGAACGCCGTCGTCTGCGGGTTGGACGCGTAGCGCACGATGCGATCGACCGGGTGATCGCGGACCGGATCCGCGCCGCGCGGCTTGCGCTGGCGATAGACGCCGGCGGGCAGCTTCGCGATGTCCTCGCTGATGATCCGGACCGCGCCCCAGAACGCGGAGTAGCGGAGCGCCTTGTCGGTCGTGATCGTGAGCCCGGTGACGGACTTGCCGCCGCCGACCTGGAGGATGTGCGCGCCGGCGGCGAGCGTTCCGAGACCCTGGTCGAAGGCCTTCGTCGCCGCCCTGGCGAAGAGGCCCATCAGCGGGACCCGAGCCGGACGGTCGCGATCAGGCCCAGCCCGAGGATCGCCGGGCCCGCGACCTCGCCCCAGCCGCCGGGCATGTGCCAGGCGCCGTAGGCCACGAGCGCAAGGCCCGCGATCGTCAGCAGGTCGAGCGCGTACTCAGTCGCGAGCGTCCGGAGTCGGTTCAGCATCGTCGCCCTCCGGCTCCTCGAGCTGCTCGGTGATCCATTCGTCGTCGGGGTCGTAGACCTGGCCGCATCCGCCGGCGAGCGCGTCGCAGCGCCAGCCCGGCCGGTCGTCGCGCTCGCGAACCGTGTCGTCGCGGCCGCAGTCGCGACAGGTGAGCTCGACCCGGAGCACGCGGAAGCCGCGCGTCTCGTAGACCGAAGCCGGTTTCGCCGGTGCCATCTGCTGCTCGGCGACGTACGCGAGCACGTCGGTGACCGCGCCGTCGATGCGTTGCTTGTCGGCGCCCTTCACGAGGACGTACAGCGTTCGGCCGTCGTCGTCCTCCTCCGCGAGGTGGACCTTCTTGCGATGGGCCGCCTTCACGTGGCGATCGGTCAGCGGATCCGCGTCATGGGTGTGATGACCGGTCGCGATGCCGGTCAGCCAGATGTCGACGGCCTTCGCGAACCGGCTGGTCTGGTTGGTGTCGAACGCCCGGACGCGCTGCTCCTCGGGCTTGGGCCCGAGCTCGTAGCGGCGAGCCCACGTCGCGATCTCGGTCTGCCACTTCGGGGTGTCGCAGAGCATCAGCCCGACGTCGAAGGTGGCGAACAGCTCGGCGACCTTCTCCTCGACCTCGAGCCGGTCGACCTCCCAGCGGTCCTTGTCGGGGTGCGCCCGCAGCCAGCGCGTCAGCTCGGCGCCGGTCGGCTTCTCCCAAGCGAACCAACGGAACGAGCGGCCCTTGTGGCAGCCGCGGATGACGGTCGCGTCCTGGTAGATCGAGCCGTCGAAGCCGGCCCCGATGCGACTCCCGGCCGGAGGCAGGTCGCCATGCCGCGCGCGCTCGTCCCAGACGATCGCGTCGACGGCGCTGCCCGCGCCGGTCACGAGCTCGTTGCCGTAGAACCGCCGCGCCTCGGCCGGGTCGAGCTTCGCGAGCTCCGACGCCTCGGCCTCGATCGCGTTCAGGTCGACGTGGCCGCCGTTCTCAACCATCGTGTCGGCGGGGTAGACGAAGCGATGGATCTTGCGGCGCTCGCGGCGATCGCCGTAGTGCAGCCCCGCCGGCGGCGGCGTGTACATCCGGAGGACGTCGAGCTCGCCGGAGCCGTACTGCTCCTTGGCGATCGAGTCCTCGCCCGGATCCCAGGCGTTCGTCGTCATCGACGCCCGGCCGCCCATCTTGGACACGCCTCGCCACTGGACCTTGGCGACGCGCCGCATCTTGTTCTGCGTCGTCCAGAGCCCGACCTCGTCCTGCGGCGCGAACGTGACGCGCTGCCCGAGCCGGCTCATCGCGCTCGAGGTGACCGTGTCTATCCGGCCGCCGCCAGGCAACCGGATGAAGTCCTCGCCGGTATGCGGGATGACATCGGCGAGCGGTCCCTCGCTGATCATCGGCCGCAGCGCGTCGTAAGTGTTGTCGGTCGAGGCCTGGCTGAACGCCGTGATCTGGATCAGCGGCGTCGGCCAGCGCATGCCCATCGGCTCGCCGGGCTCGTACGGGTACTCCCAGCCGCAGCCGCAGCCGTGCTCCGAGCAGGCGTAGCCGTCGTCGGCGCCCGCCCAACCAGCGAAGAGCGCCGGCCCGACGCCCTCGAGGCAGATCTGCGCGGCGATGTAGGGGTTCTTGCCGACGCCCTGCGGCCCGACCATGAGGCCGCGGCGATAGACGAACGCGGGCGCCTTGATCGGCGATTCGGGGATCCAGAGCGCGTCGCCCCGGACCAGGTAGAACTTGCAGGTGTACTCGAGCTGGTAGTCGTACATCCGGAACGGCTCACCGATCCGGAACCCGTCCGGGACCACGCAGTGGTGGTGGATCCACGACGGGGCGACGAACATGACCTTGGGCTCAACCCGCGGCGGCTGCGCCTCCCTCGAGGAGCTTCCAGCGGTCCCTGATCGAGTCCGCCTCAGCGGCCGGCTGCGTCTCGTCGGCCGGCTGCGTCTCGTCGGCCTCGGCGCTGCGATCGTCATTGGCCGCGCCGTCCTCCACGATCCAGTGGTTGCGGGCGCGACCAGCGGGCGTCAGGCCGAGCGCCTCACGCTGTGCACGCAGTTCGCGTAGCAGTGCGGCCGGTGCCTTCGGCTTCTCGGCCGCGACCATCGTTCGGATGTAGATCGCGACCTCGTGCTCCTGCCCTGCGCGCTCCCACTCCACTGCCTCGGGTCGATGCCACTCACCAGCCCAGAGCGCGAGCTCTCGCACCGAGCCACGTGGCAGTGGCCACGCGGGAGGGTCGCCTTCGCGGGGACCACGCAGGTGGATCCAGTCGCCGACCTTGTCGCGCGACCGGCGGATGGCATCCGGATTGCGCGAGGGTCCGGAGCGAGCGTGCCCGCCCTTCATGGCAGGCCTCCATGGGGTATGGGGGGTCGGATCTCTGGCGGCCCCGATCGCAGGACCCGCTTCGCAACCGCTGTCAAATCCGCGTCAGGTCAGAAGTTTCGGGCCGAGTGTTTCGCGCGTTCGTTGCACGCTCCGCAGGCGACCATCCAGCCGTGCTCCGGCTGGCCGTCGACCACGTGTGCCGCGACCCAGCGATCGCCGGGCTCGAGGATGGTCCCGCAGCCGTAGCCGCACGGCGCCGGGAGGGTCGCGGCGAGCTGCCGCCGAGCTCGATCGTGATCGCGGTCATAGCCCCGCGCCTGGCGAGTCGCCCGGGTGTCCGGCGGCCGCCGCAGCTGGTGCTTCTCGCATCGCGGGCCCATAGAGGGCGCGAAGCAGACGACGCAGCTGTTGGCCAGCGGCACTCAGACGGGGCGGCCTGGGATGACGAGCCCGCTCGGTCGGGTCTGGGCCTTCTCGGCGTCGAACTGCTGCAGGTACGCGGTGTGGAAGGCGCCGGTGATCCGGACGACCTCCTCGGGACTGAGCGGGATCGGGAACTCGACCGATGCCTGGCGACCGTTCGGCAGGCCGATCGAGAGCTTGGCCATCGGCTGCTGGGTCGCCGCGGCGATCGCGGCGTCGACGATGTCGG